CAAGGGCAAGGGAATACGCAAAGTGAATAACAGGGCACAACCGTATTTCTTCCCGGCTGTCAAGTTAAGCGTTAAAGAGATGTTTACGAAACTTCATCAGATGGGATTCAAATGAAAGACCCAAGCGAAAATATAAGGCAGTGGCTTCATGATATTCTGCACCTGACAGTACAGTATAACGGGTCTTACGTGCCTTGCTATTCGTTTGTACCTCAGAATGTGGCAAAGCCCTTTATAGTTCTTGGCGAGCAGTATATGGAAGCGGATGAGTCGACAAAGGATAGTAATATAACCTTAAACTCAATCAACATCGAGATATACGCCTCTTATACGGGTAATGATGCAAGTTATAAGATGATCAACTCACTCTCAGAGGATGTATTAGAACTGATAACGGCTGATCCCATTACTGAGTCTGGGTCAGGGGGTTCCGACGTGGGCGGGATAGACGGTTACGGAGAGATTAACATAATTGTCGGAAGCATAGCAACACAAAGAGTATTATTTGATAATGAAATAGTTATAATGAAATCAATAGTTGTTAAATTAAGATTAGAGGAGGAGTAAAATGGCAAAATTAAGCGGGAAAAATATGCTTGTACTGGTTGGCGGTACGGCTATCGGGGGGACGAAATCCTTCACTCTCACAGTCAACAGCAACCTTATAGACACTACCACAAAAGATAGTGACGCATGGGGTGACAGCCTTTACGGGTCAAAGGATTGGGAGGTATCATTTGACGGCCTGTACGATCCGAGTAACACGATGAACGCGGAGGAGATATTTGATCTTATCACGGGCGACACAACGGTAATCCTTGAAATGGCCGTTATCGACGGAACGGGCGGGGGTCTTGTGTTCCGGGGCGATGCTAACGCAACAGGATTTACAATGTCAGCCGGTTATAACGAAGCGGTTACTTTCTCCGGTGGCTTCAAGGGAGCAGGCGAACTTACAAAGGGAACTGTAGCAACATCATAGCATGAACACACTAAGCGGTTATATAGAGATAGACTTCGGTAGTGAGCGTTTGCCGTTTCAGTTTGGTTCAAATGCGTATGCCCTGTTCTGCGAGAAGTATAAGATAGAGTTCTGGCAGATAGCCGAGAGCGGGATATTCGGGAAAGAGGACGGGACACCCCCCGATATATTCAAGTTAAGGGAACTGTTCTACTTTGCCCACGTATCAGCCATGAGAAGCAAGGGGGAAAGTGCTATGGTTAATGAGTTCCGGTTCGGGGACTTGCTGGATAACACCGAGGGTGCTATTGGTCAGTTACAAACGGCTGTCGTCAATGCCAAGATGTTGGGTTTCTCCCTTGCTGAACTGGCAAAGGGTAACGAGGTAAAAAAAAAGTAACGTGGCGTGAAGTTCTTTCCTATTGTGTCGGGGAGGTAGGGCTGAAGCCTTCGGAGTTCTGGAGGATGACCTTTGAGGAGATTGAACTTTCCTGTAAGGGTTACGAGACGAGGGAGGCAAGGCGGAAGGAGTTGCAACGGTTACAGTGTGCAATTCTTATGAATGTTTACCGCAAGGAAGGGAGCCAGCCCGTTGATGTGCGGGATGTGATGGTTCTTTACACCGATAAGGACGCCCCGAAAGTGGACCTACTGACACGGGAAGAATATGAGGAAATGAAAGAGCGGAGGAAGCTGATTAAATGGCAGACGAAAAATTAAAGGCGAAACTTGGACTCGATAACAGCGAGTTTAAGCGTGGGCTGAAGGAAGCACAGGGTAATCTCAGCCAATTAAATGCCGGGTTCAAGAGGCTTGGTGGCATGATTGGTGCTGCCTTCACTGTTACTGCCGTTACTAATTTTGTAGCTGAAGGGATAAAACTGGCAGCACAGATTGAGGGTGTTTCGCAAGCATTTAAAAACCTTAACCAGCCTAATCTGCTTCAAAATCTTCGTACTGCCACAAGGGGGACTGTTACCGACCTTGAGTTAATGCGTAAAGCGGTACAGGCGAAGAACTTTAAGATACCACTTGAACAGCTTGCCACTTATTTTGAGTTTGCCACAAAGCGGGCTATTCAAACCGGAGAATCGGTTGATTATCTTGTTAACTCCATTATTACGGGGATAGGGCGTAAGTCAGTCCTTGTGATGGACAACCTGGGGATTTCTGCTGTTGAGTTACAGAAAGAAATAGCGAAGGTAGGTGATTTCGGGGTAGCGGCTGGGAATATCATCCAGCGTGAATTAACCGCAATGGGTGATGTGACAGATACGGCAGCCACATCCATATCACAGCTTGCAACAGCATGGAAGGAATTAAAAACACAAGTTGGGGAGTTTGTTTTAAAGAGCGGGTTAAAAGAATTTTTCCAAGACCTTACTACTTACATGAAGGTTTTGCAAGATCCGGATGTTCCTTTGATTGGTTGGAAGTCGCCCACCCATGAAAATCTTGAAGAATATCGCAAGGCAAAAGAGTTCTTAGCAAAACAGCAATCGGTTAATATGTATTCTGGTGGTGAATCTTCGGGGGGACCACTTGAAAAGGTAAAGGAACAGGTTGAGACAATAGCATCACTGAATGAACAATTAAAGACGGAAAAGGAGAATCTTGAACAGATTAACATTGCCGACAAGAAAGGATTAGCGACACAACTTCAGGTTATTGATGCTCTACAAAAGAGAATAGATCAGTTATCCAAGTTACCTGAAACACGGAAGGATAACCCGCTTATTGAGAAGTTATCCGTCCCTAAAGGATATACAGAAGAAAACTTTAATCCGTGGGAAAAGCTTTGGGATGACTATAAAGATTTTCAGAAGATACAGAATAAACTTGCCGACGCTCCAAAATTTACGAAGCCCATAGAAGACATGACCAATGCCCTGATGCTTCAAAACGAGGCTATCAACATACTTACTAATTCTTTTGATACCCTCTTCACTTCTACCGAGAACGGTTTTCAGAACATGGTTGAGACTATGATAGATGGAATGAAGCGATTAGTGGCGGAATATCTTGCAAAAGCTGTCATATTCGGACTTATAAGGGCTTTATTCCCAGGTCCAGGGTTAGCTGTTATGGCAACACAGAATCTTTGGAATATGGGACTTGGCGGGAAAGCGACGGGCGGGCTTGGTGGATTTCAGAGTCAACCACTGAATGTAAATGTAGTTGGATCAATAAAAGGGAAAGATATAGCACTGGCACTTAGAAGAAATGGCTGAGAGGTGGAGAATAGAATTTTCTGACTTGCAAAAAGTCGAGTGGCGGATCTCAATAGAGGACCCGGACTTCACGGGTGACTATACTCTATTGAAAGCCACTGGCAACCCGCTTAATTTTGCTTACGACAACGAGTCAGATGATGTATTCGACCCGATGCGTCCGAGCAGGGCCACGTTTGAAGTCTATTCTGAAACGAACTTTGCACTCCTTGATCTTTACTCTGTCGAGGATATGCACTATCCGGTTAATATTTATTGTAACGAGGCGTTATACTGGACAGGGTATATTGAGACACAGAACTACGAGGAAGTATATGAGCCGGTTCCTTATGCCGTTTCAATCACAGCTACTGACGGGCTTTCAATACTTGAAAACATACTATTTGCTGACAACATAGCTTATAGCGAGGGAGAGGAAACCATAACCTATTATAACGGCCATGAACTTGAATCGGCTATCATCCTTGATATACTGGCAGAGATAGGATTCACGGAGTTTAAAGAGTATGTCAATATCTACGAGGACGATATGGTTTCTACGGCTTCAGACAGCCCCTTTGACCAGATAAAGATTGACAGGGATGTGTTTAAGGATTATTATTGTTATGAGGTCTTATCTGAGTTACTAAGGAAATATAACGCTATCATACGTCAAAAAGACGGGGTGTTCTGTATTGTCCGGCCTGCGGAGTTATTAGATACTACTGTTTATGGCAGGTGGTTCACGGGTGACACAACAAAGACGGCTATTACTCTTAACCCTGACCAATTCTTAAAAAGGAAAAACACACACCCTTCAGCAAGGAGGATTCAGTTACCGGGGGG